AGCAAGTTCAATCTTGTTAGCTTCATATACCTTAAGATCATAGTGAGCCTGCAATTCACTAGTGATGTCAATGTTGCTCTTTGTATTGTAGCTGGTCTGTAGAACCTTAACATCATTGTCACGCTTTTGTAACCATGCAGTCTGTCTTGCAACGAGAGCATTACATGCATCCTGCTGCTTCTTCTTTTCGTTGTATGCTGCTAGGTCCTTATGAGCCTGCAACTCAAGATCAATGTCAATCTTACACAGTTCATCGTAGTCAGCTAACAATTTAGATAATGCATCGCTATGTGTGCGCTGCCAAAGAACTTGTCTACGGCGTAGTGCTTCAATCTGTTCTTGTACTCGCTTGTTGGCTTCTTCAACAGCTTTGACACGGAATTCTTCTTGCTGGATAGCATCCTTATTCTGGCGAGTCTTCTCTTTGATTAGATCAGCCTTCTCAGACAATAACGTGATACCTAGCAACTGTTCAATGACGTTACGCTGATCGTTTGCCTTCATTGACAAGAATGGTTCGCTATACGTATTCAACGCAACAATATGCTTGAACATGTCAGGGGACATCGCAATAGCTTTTTCAATATAAGCCTGCGTTTCTTTATTCTCACCCTGAGCATCGTCCTTAGCTTCTTGCAAGTCACTATTGATATAGAACTTTAGTACATTGGGACGACGACCACGTTCAATCTTGTACTCAATGCCATTCGCACTAAACTCAAGAGTGACCATCATACCCTTAGCATTGGTACGATTGATTAGATTGTCTTTGCGAATGCTATTGATCGGGTTACCAAACAATGCATAAGACAGACCCTGAATGAGTGTAGTCTTACCCGTACCATTGCGAGCGCCATCACCGCCTAAGTCAAGGTTCTCACCGAGAATGAGAGTAAGCTCCTTGCTGTCAAAGTTAACAGCTTGGCAAACTGCCCCGATTGAAAGAAAATTACGCAGTGTTATGTTTTTAAGAACGAGTGACATTATTATAGTTTCTCATTAAGTTGTCCTTCCACGGAAGCATCCGCAGATTTTCTAATGCAGCCGCTTCTTCGGCTGACACGCCGGATAAGAAGCATTCTTTGATTGGAATAATATGATCTAGTTGCCACCCACCGGCGACACCGTTAAGGGTTCTAATATGCCTTTCTGGGTTAATAGTGTCAATATTTTCATTGTATACTTTTCCACTCAACCGATGAACTTTTCTAGCATATGTTTTGTATTCCTTAGAATTAACATTATTATAGCGTTTTTCGTATTCTTGTCTACCTAGTTCTTCTCCAAATCGCTCAATATATCCTTCTAAGGTTCTTACTTTAGAAAGTGTTTGGCGAAGAGAAGCATATTTTGATGCTGCTTCTTCTGAACCTAGTTGCTCGGTCCACCTATCAAGAAAGCTCCCGGAGCGTTTACGTAGCCATTTTTCCCACCGATCCGCTCCTAGCCTATCCTCCGAGAGGGCGCATCGGTCAGCTTTTGCTTGCCAAACTTTAGTAGCTTCCTCTTCTCCGTAAATTAAACAGAAATATTCCCAAGATGATTTGGATGCCATTTTAGATATTGTGTTTAATCTATTAACAAACTCGGTTAGCCCGAACTTTAAGAATCTAGGAATTATAACCTCTAATGTCTTCTTGCTAAGTCCTCCTCCTTTTCTACTACGACTCAAGGCTTCCATTCCGAAGGTTTCCAATACCTCTTTAAGCTCATTTCGTTGAGACGCAGTAGGCACAAAGTTTGGGCCCAAGATATCAGTTCTCGCCTTAGCAGATAGATAGTCATCTATAATTTGGTCAATCGTTCGGTTTTTGGGTCTATGTACCATATTGTGTTACTACTCCTATAGTAGTATTTATCCCTTTTCTATAAGTTACGATAGATAGACAGCAATAGTTTAGAATCAAACGAAGTACTCTCAATCGCAGTGATCTGGTCAATGACAATCTGATCAACAGATTCAAACTTTAATTCGCCGGGAGCAGCATCTTGTCCAGTCATATCAACCTTCATTGGAATGAGCGTGATTTCTCTAAGTCCATATTTCGGAATCAATGTCTCACGAATGAAGTTAGCTTCTTCATATGAGATATCAATGTCAAGATGTATTCTAACACTTGCCTTAGGTAATAGCAAGCCCTCTGGGTTATCTAATACATCGCTTAGTTTGTAAACACGAAAGATGGGCTGCTTAGGCCATGCATGAAACTCTGGTTCCTGATCCCATTCAAGAATCATCATACCACGAGCATCATCACCTGCATCTGCATAGTTGTGTGGGAAAGCGTTTCCAATATACCAAATGTTGTTACGAGCCTGGCGCTTATGAAAGTGACCGCTGAATACCTTTTCGAATCCAGTAACGTCATCGTCCTTAAGCTCGCCATGATCTGGCATCTGAACCATTGCGTTCATATAGAAGTTAGGTAGCTCAAGATGGGAGAACAAATACTTGCCTCCCATCTTGGCCAACTTCTTATAGTCGTCGCCTACAAGCCATGGTGCAATGACTACGTTACCTTCGTTAAACCAATCATTGACGATTGTAACGTTAGGTAAATGAGTTGCCCATTCAACCGAGTGAACATCTCTGCGGTCACGATAATATAAGTCGTGATTGCCTGGGATGAATAATACTCGCTCAAACGATTCATTGAGACGTTCTAACGCTCTTAGCCCATATTGTAGTGTGTGAATGTTAATACTGGCTCTATGATGATTCCAATCACCTAGAAAAAGACAGGTTTCGCAACCTTCTTCTTTTGCCTTTTGTATAAACCATTCTACGAACTCAATACAATCTTGGTTGTGCTGTAAGCTGTTACTCTTTAAACCAAAATGAATGTCTGTGAAGACTGCTGCCTTCTTGAATAGATTTGTCATAGTCAGACTATAGTGCCTTTACTAGTATAATGCAATGAAACTGGTAACCTAAATCACATAGCTTCGTTGAGTTTAACGCCAGTCATCTGTCTAGAGAATGATGGGTTCAACCCATTCATTTCTAAGATATCGTCACGAATGTTTTGGTTACGCTTTTCAGTATTCAATACACGGCAGAAGCTGTTAGTGATAGCTGCGGTATAGTAAGCAAATGGGTTAGCACTCTTAGCTTCATTGAAACGAAGACCAACATAAGTTAACTGCAATACAGCACTAGCCTTCATTTCATCATTGTAAGTATAACCACGCCAGTTGAACTTCATGGCATACTTTTCGCAAAGCATCATGTACATACGAGCTAACTTATTAGTGATGTTACCATGATCCTTTGAGAAGTGACCATTGTCAATGCCACCTACCCAGTGACTCTTGCCCACACATCTAAATGTATTGGTTTCGTCTAACTTATAATGCTGGAAAGGAGGGAAGTTGACCTTAACATGAACCATGTCATCAACATCACCTTTAGTAGTCTTGTCTTCTAAATCAGAGAAGTCAGTGTCATCGTCTTCATCAAAGATAATGATGTCTTTGGCTGTCTTCTTCTTAGTAGTTTTTCTAGGTTGCTTTTGTGCTACAGGAATGTGATCCCAAGTCATAACACGAAAGATTAAGTCTTCAGTTGGAATAGTTTCTGCAAGAACTTTCTCGCCAGTTTCTTGTGTAAGTCTAGTTGCTCTAACTTCTTTAGCTGCCTGAATCTGTTCTGGCTTGAACGCATACTCAAGACTAGTTTCTAATGGACTTTCAGGCATATCAATAATGAGGTCATAGCGATGGTATGATGGGTCTGTAAAGTAGCAATAGGATGTTTTGCTAGCATGTATTTCTTTTAATATGTCTTTGTTGTTTAGGTAATTTACTGGTTTCTTGGGTTTAATAGCCACGGATGTTCCTCTTCAGTGAAAGAATAGTATACAACGGGTGTTGCATATATACAACACCTTTGGGTAAAATTAGCGGTTTTTTGCTGCGATAAATACTATTGAGTAAGTCTATTTATACGAGGAAAAGTATGGCGACAAGTCAATCAATAAAGTCGGCACCGGTTGGTACTATCTGGTCGCGCTCCGTTGGCGGGACTGTTTATTTTTTGAATAAAACTGGTTCCGGTGGATACGAAGTTTGGGTTTCCGGCGGAACCCATTCGCCGGTAACATTAGATCAAGCAGTAACCTACGTAAATCAACACAATCTTGTCAACCAAAATACTGCCACAGCTACTGAAGCCTCTACTCCCGATCCTGCTTCCGATCCCGATCCCGATCCTGCGCCTTCACCTCCCCCGTCTGGAAAACCTACCACAACAACATCACCTGATGCGTCAAATGCGGCGCCCGAATCAACTGCACCAGTAGACTCAAACACTATTGTTGTAAACAGTACTGCTATTAACAATGCAGTGACCAATCCTAATGCAAATATAATTTATTCTCCACCGACTACTACTGATCCTAGTGATTTGGTTTTTAACACTGCTGCAATTAACAATGCTACTGTCAATCCTAATCCGCAGAAAGTACTTACCTCTAGTAACGGTAGTGATATTCTCATTAACCAAGCCGCCATCAATCAAGCAACTGGTGCCCAAGCCCCATATGCAGGGCCACCAGTACTAGGGCTATCGAGTGGCATCACTAATGCTCAAGGCGGAGCTACGGCACAAGATCAAGCAAACTTCACCGCACAATCAGATTGGAGAGTTAGACTTGCGCTTGCCCCTAACTCAAACTATTTGTACAATGCGGATAATCCGGGAATTTTAGCACCACTTAGTGGCAAAACTATCAATGGCGTGAAAGGTACAAATGGTGTAATCTTCCCGTATACTCCATTGATCAACGTTACATATGCCGCTACCTATGAATCTACTGTAATAACACATAGCAACTATAAGATTTTCCAATACCAAAGCAGCAGCATTGATTCAGTTACTATCACCTGCGACTTTACTGCTCAGGATGTATTTGAAGCCAATTATTTGCTAGCAGTAATTCACTTCTTTAGAACAATGACCAAGATGTTTTATGGTAAGGATAAAAATCCTCAAAATGGAACACCCCCACCGTTATGCTACATATATGGATTGGGCGCCTTCCAGTTTGATGCATTGCCCCTTGCAATCAGTGCGTTTACATATACACTGCCCTCAGACGTAGACTACATTAAAACAACAGGAGTGTCAGTCGCAGCCACTCCAGATCCTACGAATACAAATCAATTAACGAATGTTGTTACTTCGTTACAAAGATTAGGAGCTGCATTAAAACCAGGTGGTACTGCACCTAAACCAAATTATGGAACTGCTCCTACACAAACTAATAATGATACCACCTGGGTTCCTACTAAAATTCAGCTTTCAATAACATGCTTGCCAATCATGAGCAGAAATCAGGTATCTAACAACTTTAGTTTGGCTGATTATGCAACTGGTAATTTACTGCATGGAACTAGAAACGGCGCGACAGGAGGAGGATTCTGGTAATGCCATCAAATCAAAACTTATATCCGGCTAGTAGCCCATACGCCGATACTGACGTAGTAAATAACAACTTTCTTGATGTAATGATCTATACACCGATTCCTATGGAACCGAGTGATGTCTATTATACTCTTACGTCAGTATATGAATATAGACCTGATTTACTTGCATATGACTTATATGGTGACGCTAACTTATGGTGGGTGTTTGCCTCTCGCAATCCCAATGTATTGGGTCCCGATCCATACTTTAATTTCACTGCGGGGCTGAGTATATATATACCTACAATGGACACTTTAAAGGTAGCATTGGGAATATAATATGGTAAATACTCTAATAGGGGCAGCATCCGACGATAGTGGAGTAAAGCAACCCAATACAGCGGGCACTACAGGGGCGCCCGCTGCTGCGCCACCAGCCGGCTCATCTACTAACCCAACACCACAGCCTAACTCTACAACCGGTTCAGCCCCGGCGGATAAAAAGCCCACTGGTTCATCAGCATATCAATATCAAGCATCTATTGTTAGCAGCCAGCCCGTAAATACTACTTCTCAGCCAGGAAAAAGACTGCAAAATCCATTAGGAGAGTTTTCAAGTTGCACTTATCAACTTACATTATACATGATTACTCCGGATGCATACACTGCTTTTGTGAATAGCGGAAGAACAAAAATTAACATATTAAAAGAGGCTAGTCAAGGAAAGTCCACCGGAGGAGCCTTTATTATTGCCCAGAGCGGAGGCGTTAGTGATCCTGCACTTCGCGCGCCTGGCTTCACTGTTGATTATGGTATTGATAATCTTGTTATTCACAATTTCATGAACGGGAAATCTACAACTGACGCTACCAATGCAGTTGAAGTGACATTCACTATCACCGAGCCATATGGTTTCTCGTTTTTAAGCAATCTGCGTAAAGCAGGTGATGCTATGATGAACTATCAAAATGACGGAAACTATAAAGGTCCTAAAAACCATTCAAGAGAGTTTTTTGTCTTAGGTATAAGATTTTTAGGATATGATGCGTCTGGTAGAGTCATGCTACCGAACACTAAAATGTCGAGTGGCACAGGTGTTGTAGACCCACTCTCACAAACCGGATCATTATTTGAATATTTTCTCGACATCAATATTAATCAGATACGTTTTAAAATTGATGGCAAGGCAGTTCAATATCATGTCGAAGCGGTTCAGGCCTCTCAGGCTAAGGCGTTTAATACCTCTAGAGGATTTATCAAAACTGACAAACCAGTTGAGGCTGGCACAGTTGGTGAGTTTCTAGATAAACTGGTAGCGCATATGAATGAAGAACAGCTTAGAATGTCACAGACAAATCCACCCAGCCTTCTCGTCCCTAACAAATATCAAATTGTTTGGCTACCGGGGTCAGAGGACATTCTTAATGCAAGTTTAATTTCTCCTGCTAGAAATGAGAAATCACGATGGACAGGATCAGGTGCAAAGACAATAGCTGGCGTAAACGTTGCAACAGACACTAAGACACAAGCAGCGAATAGCACCAAAAAAATTATTCAGATTACCAGCGGCACTCCCATTGTTCAAGCTATCAATAATGTCATCGTGCAAAGTTCATATTTAGATGATGCGTTGCATACACTATACACTGCTGAACTCCAAGCTGATCCTACTACTAAATCGGATAACAAGATACAGGCAGCTAAAACTGCAAGTTTTGGTTGGTACACTTGTACACCTCAAATCACAGATATTAAATGGGATGAATTGACCAAAGATTGGGCATACACCATAAGTTATTTGATTCAAAAATATGACACTCCGGCTGTTGACGTAGCATATGATGCAATTACTGCACAATATCCCGGCCCAGTAAAAAGATATGACTATTGGTATACAGGTGAAAATAGAGAAATTCTAAAATACGAGCAGATTTTTGATAACCTGTATTTCAATACAGTAGTCAGCGCCGGCGATACTGTTACTACTAATAATACTACGGGAACTCCCGCCGGCGGAACGGTAAATCAATCAGGATCAACTAGTCAAACGCCTAAGCAGCCAGGAATGTTAACTAACAATCCTAGACAAGGTGCACAGGGGTACGACCTTGAAGCACAACATGCATTCATGACAGCACTGTATGATCCAAACGCATACGCCAAAGCAGAAATAACTATACTAGGAGACCCTGACTTCTTAACAGTAGAACCTACATATTCACCTGATCAAGTATACGATAAGTTTTACGGAGGAAATGGGTATTGCATTAATACTAATGGTTCTCAGGTATTTATTGAAATAGATTTCAAGGAAGGGGTAGACTATACCTCTCAGACAGGTACTATGAACATTAACAGTTCAATCTTGTTTTGGCAATATCCACCTGAATTAGCGAAAAAAATACACGGAGTATGTTATCAAGTAGTTGAGTGTGTCAATACATTTGTAAATGGTATGTTTAAACAAACCTTAAGTTGTGTGTTACCAGAATTTGGAAATAAAAGCTCTCAGATTGCCAGCGCAACTCAAGCAATTGCTGGAATTAGAAGCGAAAACGCCAACATAACGCAGCAAACAGTATCAGCAGTAGTTCCTAAAAATAATGCGGCATCCGGTCAAGGCACAGTTGCTGACAATCCCACCACACCCGGCGTTGCCACCACCGCAGTCCCTACTCCTAGTAATAATACCGCTGCTGTCCCTGTAAATACAAAGGGAATTGCAAACGGCGACGGCAAGAGCACCAACAGCACTGCTAAAGTAACTCCGGGTAGATAAAGAGATAAGATATGCCACAAGATATTGTTAAAACAAAAGGTCCATTAAAGTCTAAAAATCCAGCTGTCGGGGGAGGCGTAACCAACAACTATCCCGTGTTTGGGATTGTGAAGGATAATATTGACCCCACTAGATCAGGAAGAATCAAGGTACTGATTGGTGATAAAAGTCCACAAGATCCTGACAACTCAGATGCTTGGCTTACCGTTAGATATATGAGTAATTTCTTTGGACACATTGAAGGTTCAGGTGGCAAGGATGATAATGGTACTTATAAGTCTAATCCAACATCATATGGGCAGTGGCATGCCCCTCCCGATATCGGCACTACTGTAATTTGTATCTTTGTTAACGGTGATCCTAACTATGGTTTCTATATCGGATGTGTTCCTGAACCTGAAGCATTGCAAATGGTCCCGGCTATTGGTTCATCTGATAACATTATTGCAAATCAAGGAGAGGCAACAAGCTATGGCGGCGCCACTAGATTACCAGTAACTAACTTTAATAGTAACAATCCTGGATTAACTGACACCGGCACGTTTAATGATTCTCCTAGACCTGTACACAGTTATACAGCAAGTATTATGAGTCAACAAGGAATTATTCGTGACCCTATTCGCGGACCTATCTCGTCTTCAGCAAGTCGTGAAGCTGCAAGTCGCGTGGGCTGGGGCATCTCTACACCGGGAAGACCGATATATGAAGGCGGGTATGATGATCAAACTATAGTCCAAAACCTCGACACATCTAAAGCCGCACAATTAAAAGTTGTCGCTCGTAGAGGTGGTCATAGTATCGTCATGGACGACGGGGATGTCATCGGGCGCGATCAATTAGTAAGAATCAGAACAGCATTAGGCCATCAGATATTAATGAGCGATGATGGTCAGACTTTGATGATTCTTCATAGTAATGGACAATCCTACATTGAATTAGGAAAAGAAGGTACAGTTGATATCTATTCAACTAATTCTTTCAATGTAAGAACACAGGGTGATATCAATTTCCACGCCGATAGAAACATCAATTTACATGCTATGGAAAACTTGAATATTCAAGCAAAGAATATTCAAACTAATAGCGAAGAAAAGACTCAACTACGATCGGGCGGAGACTTTTCAATCGGGGCGACCGGAAAATTAACTGGCTTGGCAGGTGGAGCAATTGCTTGGGGCGCTGGCGGAGATGCTAGCTTAGTTGGCGGCGGCCAGGCATATTTAAATGGTAATAAAGTAAACATTGGTCAACCAAATGCAGTAGGATTTGTGAAGTATAATAATAAATCTCCTGCTACTACGCCTGATCCTGTAAAACCAATTCCTTTAGTAGCACAAACTGATACATTATTTGATCAATCTAAAGGATTTATGGCAGCTCCGGGCAAGCTACTTACTATTACCTCTCGCGCCCCTGCCCACGCGCCGTGGGCTAACGCTGGCCAAGGGGTTGATATTAAGACTTCAATGAATGCTAATGACAATCTTCCTGCACCTGCTAGCTCTGCGATTAGTGCAGTAAATCAAGCAGCACAAACAACTAATCCTATTCCGCCGGCCGCAGCAACAGTGGCATCAGCACCATCTGCTATTCCGCCGGTATCAGCAGCGATTGGTAAAAATACAACAGCAGCCGCGATTGCACAGACTGCTACGCAAGCTGCACAAGGTCCATTAGCTGCTGCAACTACACAGGGTGCAGCAATTATACAAACGGCGCAGGGTAAGGTAGCAGCAGTTGGTGCCCTAGCACAAACACCTTCGCAATTAGAATTGGGTGGGGTACTGAAGCCCGGTGCATCTACTATTGTTAATACTCTTGTTCAATCAGGAGCCAACGTTGAACACTCATTCTCCTCTTCTGTATTCTCGGGTTCAATACCCGGAGCAGCAAACTTGACTTCTCTTGTACAAAATACCAATGCACAAGCAACCGCAGTAGTTACTACTTACCAAAAAGCACAAACTGCATTAGGGGCAGCCGGCGCATTGACAGGCAAAGAAGCAGCGACTCAAATTACAGGAATGGTTACTGCTGCTGCAAGTCAAGGAGTTGGTCCTGTATTACAAACTACAAAGAGCGTAATAAATTCTGTTTCTAATATAACAAGTGGCGCAGCAGGTGCAGCAGCAGGGGGAGCAGTCGCTAGTGCAATTGGAGGACCTGCAGGACAAATAGCAGGAGCTACAGTTAGTGGTGCTGTATCAGGTGGCGTATCAGGAGCAACTAATGCACTAACTGGTTCCTTGTCAGGTGCTGCAAATAATGCCCTCGGCGGCGCTCTAGGACAAGCTAGTGCAGTGCTAGGAACGGCTCAGGGAGTATTAAAGGCAATTGGAGCAGGCAGTATAGCTGCCTTCTTCAGTGAAGCAGTAGGTGGTCTGGGAGGAATTCAAAGCGCACTCACTGCAATGAGTAAAATCCCATCATTGTCATCACTTGTTAACCAAGCAGAAGGTGTTGCCGCGTCAGCATTCAACGCAGTCAAGCAATCACTTAAACCATTGCAAGCAAACGTTCCACAAAATCTTACTCAACTAGCTAAAGATAATGCAGCCGCTGCTGCAACAGTAGCTTCTCAAACTGGATCTCAAGCTGGATCCAGTCTTCTCAATTCAATAGGCAATGCTGTGTCTACTGTAAGTAATACTACTAATAATATAGCAGGCGCATTTGGTGTTGTATCTTCACTGTCAGGTACAGTAGGTGGAGTAGGTGGCGCGATTGGTTCTATTAATAATAGCATTACTAGTATTGAAGGTACATTTACTAGTGGAGCAGCCGCTTTATCTAGTATAGCCAGTACTGGTACTGCGATTACAACTACATTTAATAATATAACTAGTGTAACCAATACTATTCAAAAATCAGCTACTGGGTCAGTATTGAACACCACTATAGGCAGCCCGGAAAATGCTATGAATAACATCAATGCAATTGCTGGCGCCGGCGCCACATTAACCAGTGGTGGGTTGCCCGCATTGTCTAACGCTGCAAGTGTTGTTCAACAAGGGGCATCTTCATCAAAATCATCTATTCTTGCTAGCGGAATATCAAATCTGCCGGGCGGAATCAATACAATATCTTCTGTAAATAATAATGCCCCTGGAGCGACAAATACAATTCCTGGCATTAGCGAGATAAAAACTGCTATCAGCAGTGCAACTACTTCAACTATGAATGGGCTATCAAGCATATCCAGTTCAACCAGCGCGCTAAGTAGTATCGCTAATGTAATAGGTGATAATAACTTATCTAGTAACTTATCTGCTGCATCTAATATTGCCGGCGATCTAAACAAATTAGGAAATCTTGCATCGTCATTGAAAGTTGGATTGCCCGATGCCAGTGGAGCAACAAGCGCATTAGGTGGCGCTCTAGGTTCTATACAAGGTCAGTTGAATGGGTTGACTTCACTAGCAGCCCTAGGTTTACCGGTTGGTGGCATCGCACAATTATTCTCATCAATATCTTCATTGACAGGAGGCAATCCAGGAGCCATTGGTTTACCTTCAATTGGCTTCAACACTACTGATCGTACTTCCGTGACTGCACAGATTAATACTAATTTAGGCGACCCGGGAATTCCTACTCCAAATCTTGTCGGTGAAATACCAGATCAAACTAAGTCTGCATTTGATGACAAAATCGCTGCACTTAAGAAGCAAAAGAGTGAGCTAGGAGCTAAACTCAAAGAATACAAAACAAAAAGAGATGTTGCTTTGAAAGAGTACAAGATTGCGAACGACAGTCTTCCACAAGGTGATCCGGCTATTACGACTGCATATAACAAATATTCTGATGCGTATGACGAATGGCAAAAGGTTGATCTAGAATATGGTAGCGTGGACTTGGAGATTGAAAGACAAAAATTAGAACAAATTGCGCCTGGATCGACCGCCCAAGCACAAGCACTAGGTGATGCAGAAGTTGCTGCACTTAGTAAGTTATTCGGCGGATAATAAATACAAAGAGGAATTAATTCATGCCACAGTATGTAGGATTCAGTAGTATAAATGCTTGTCAACCAAAGGGAACCAATGCCCAGTTGAACAACATAATGAATCAGGGAACGTATGTCAATAGTGTTACTAACACATTTACTGACATCAACGGTAATCCTGTAAATGTCAACGGGTATGGTATTCCAAATGGCTATGGCAATATGGGGAATCCTACTAACGTTGGTAAAAAGTTTGTACTCACTGATGCACAGTTAGTAGTACAAGATTTTATTAATGCATTGAATATCCCCTTAGGATCAAAGGTAGGTCAACCTGCATATGGTACTACACTATGGAGCTTTGTATTTGAGCCTAATACACTTGACGTACAGGTTGCATTAGAAACTGAAATTCGTAGAGTAGCAAGTCAAGACCCTAGACTTGACATCAATGTAATCACTGCCTTTCCACAGGATGCAGGCATTCTAATTGAAATGCAATTGTCAGTTTCTCCGTTCAACAATCCACAGACTGTGGGCGTATTTTTAAATCAACAGACTACTCAAGCTACAGTTATAGGCGCTTAAGCAAAAAACGCACTTTTTTGATTATGATAAATATATTCATATCAAAAGAGTATAACTATGGCAACCAGTTCAAGACAATCTGCACTATTCGGGCTTAACGATTGGAAGACTATCTACCAAACGTTCAATCAGGCTGACTTCAGAAGCTATGACTATGACACGCTTCGTAAAGCCTTCATTGACTATTTGCGCGTCTACTATCCTGAAACGTTCAATGACTACACTGAGTCAAGTGAATACATTGCCCTTCTAGACGTTATCGCATTCATGGGTCAAGGTCTTGCCTTCCGTGACGACTTGAACGCTCGTGAAAACTTTATGGATACTGCCGAGCGTAGAGACAGTGTTATCAAACTTGCTAATCTTGTAAGTTATACCCCAAAAAGAAATCTTGCAGGTCAAGGTTATCTCAAGGTAACTAGTATCGCAACTACTCAGAATATTACTGACTTAAATGGCGTCAATCTTAGCAATCAAAATGTTCTTTGGAATGACCCTGCTAACCCTAACTGGTTAGAACAAATGAACACTATTTGGAATGCTGCATTGATCAATACACAAAAGATCGGTAAGCCAGGCAACGTTGCTGACATATTAGGTGTTACAACAAGCGAATATGCTTTGCAGATTGCACCTAATGCATTACCTATTATTCCATTCAATGCCTCTATTAGCGGGGTTGGTATGAATTTTGAGTTGTGTAGTGTAACTTCGGTTAATGAAGATTACGTGTATGAAATCTCCCCGGCACCAAGTGGCAGATTTAATATGGTATATCGTAATGATCAACTAGGATTTGGTTCACCTGAGACCGGGTTCTTCTTTTACTTTAAGCAAGGCACATTACAGAATTATGACTTTACACTGCAACAGCAGATTTCAAACCAAAACATTGATATCAGCAATATTCAGGGTGTAAACAATACTGATACATGGTTGTACCAAATCAACAATGATGGTTCCAGAACTGAATGGAAGAAAGTTGACAACATCTATGCAGACGCATATCTTCAAACTGAAGGTACTGCAAGAAAAATCTTTTCAGTAAACTCAGGGTTCAATGACACTGTTTCATATATCTTTGGTGATGGTGTATTCAGCGAGATTCCAGTTGGCAACTATCGTGCATATGTTCGTGCAGGTAATGCATTGACATACACTATCTCACCAAATGAAATGAGCAATATTTCTGTGGCATTTACTTATATTGACAGAATGGGTAATCCACAAACTCTTACTGTCGGGTTGACCCTACCATTAACTGTTAACAATGCTCAGGCTCGTGAAACTCTTGCTGATATTAAGCAACGCGCACCCACTCGCTATTACACACAAAATCGTATGGTAAATGGTGAAGACTACAACAACTTCCCATACACTCTGTATAGCTCAATAATTAAGAGTAAGGCTATCAATCGTAGTAGTGTTGGCGTATCAAAGAATCTTGACTTGCTTGACCCAACTGGTAAATACTCAAGTACTAACTCATTTGGTACTGATGGAGCAATCTACCAGAGTGATCTTGAAGGGTTCTTGACATTAACTGTTAATTCAACTAGTGATGTCATTTCATTCTTTACTAACAATCTTGCTTCAGTGCTTGGATTGAATAAAGCTAATCAATATTATATTCAGAACTATCCTAGATATACTGTCACGGCACCTTCTCCTTCCGACGATGGAAAAGTATATTGGCAGACTAGCACAGTTGACACCAGCACTGAGTCAGGTTACTTTTATACTATTAGCGGCGCAGCAGATATTCCTACTAGCGTTGGTACATTTGCTACTACTAACATTAAGTATATCACTACTGGAGCATTACTAAAGTTCTTAGCTCCAACTGGACAATACTTTGATTCAAACAATAGATTGCAGTCTGGTATTCCCGGCCCAGGTGATTCTACTTACTTGTGGACAACTGTTCTTAATGTTGTCGGTGATGGTTCAAATAACGGTGATGGAAGTTTTGCTAATGGTACTGGCCCGGTAAAGGTAAATGGATATGTTCCTGATGGAGCAATATTGAATACTGTTATTCCAGTATTTGATAATAATATTCCTAGTGCATTGATTCAAGAAGCAGTAATTCGTATGGAATTGAATCAGAACTTTACATTAGTTTTTGATAACTCATTATTAATTAATCAGCAACGCTGGTCGATTGCAAAGTATGATAATGCTAATTACTTTGTAAAGTTCACTAGCACTAGTAATGGCAGATACACTATTACTTATAAAGCATTGTCTTATTACTTTGGTAGTGTTGCAGATACTCGTTTCACATTAAATGCTAATGAGATTGTATATGATCCATACTCTGGTAAGGTACTACAAGATTACATTGATATACTACCAATCAATACCCAACCTAATTCAAACAGTGCATTGGGTAAAGATTACAAAGTAAACATTGTAGGTCAACCTACACAGAGCGATGGTTATATTGATGACTTTGAAGTAGAGATAGCTGCCACTGACGTTAACAATCACCAATTGATATTAAATCCAGATTACTTTACTGAGGTTACTGGATATACTAACGGCGGCGCAAACATTGGCGTTTATGTATTCTTTGAAACTGTGCAGGATCCTATTAATCTTACTAGACAGTATATTGTCCCTAGCAGTAGCATCGTTTATACCTACCCTACATTAACTCAAGTTGAGACAGTTAAGTATGACTATCCGGTTGGTCAAGTATTCTATGCATATAGTGATAACAAGTTCTATGCATCAGTTCAAGACCCTACTGTTATCTACCCATTATATACAATGGTAGAACAACCCCAGTATACTATGAAGCCAGGCAGACAAGGACTATCGTTCCAGTATCGTCACAATAGTAACAATACAAATCGTATTGATCCGGTAACTACTAACATTATTGACTTGTATGTTGTTACTCAATCATATTATACCGCGTATCAGAATTATATTCAAGATACTACTGGCACGATCCCTGAACCCACTCGTCCTACTATCAATGAACTAAGTCAAGACTATGGTCAAGTGCAAGATTATAAAATGTTGACGGATTCAGTTATTCTAAATAGTGTTGTCTTCAAACCATTGTTCGGTCCTAAGGCCGCTGCTGCGTTGAGAGGTACTATTAAGGT